AATCTCTACCACTGAAGCGTCTAATCGAAAAAAATTATCCTGAGTATTATTATCGCCAAAACCGCGCACCTGTCTATCAGATGACGCCTGGTGATATTATCCAAGAAGATGGATCTACCAACCAATATTATATTGATAGTGTTGAAGATCTTGGTGAGATCGATGATACCTTCTACATCTTCGATATTGATGAACTACAGCGCAGAATCGCTGGTCAGCAAGATGGTGTTTACTATCTCACACTGCTACGTGGTAATATTTCTCCTCTACCTCTTGGTGCAGGAAACGGAGGAAACTTCAGAAACTTTAAGTTCTCTCAACCAGTTTCCTTCCTATATCCTCTGAACTATAAGAACGATCCATTCTGGTTCAAGTACAATGGTACTACAACAGAGGAAAAAGCACTTGCTAATACACTTATTGACCCACCAGCTACATTCTGTGCTGCTGACAACTATGTTCATGGTCTAGTCACTACAAACGATTCTAAGTCGTCTGTAACTAGAGAGATGATTGCTGATCTCACACAGACACCAGCATTTGTCGATAATACTTATACTGGAGACAATGTAGTCAAGGCACAAGAGGGTAACGCATCTGCTGGTGCTGAAGATAGAATCATCCCTCTATCTGGTGATAACCGCACTGCATCACAACAGAGATTCTACGTTGAACTCCGTAGACCATCTATCGCTCGTGCTGGTAACCACACGTTTGAATATCTTGGTTTCGGTCCTGGTAACTACTCCACTGGTCTCCCAGCACGTCAGGAGATCGTCCTTACCGATACTCAAGACTTCTACGCACAGTCTAAGAAACAAGACGCAGGTATCGTCTTCTACACTGGTATCAACTCTAATGGTGAACTATACATTGGTAACCGTAAGATCAATGCTATCACTGGTGAGGAAGAGTTCCTAGAAAGAGCAGCATTGCTTGACTCTGACGATGAGGATGATGATATCGGTTCTCTTGTCACCACCTTCGATGTTCCTGTTACATTCAACCAGAACATCACAGTCAATGGTGGAGACGGTGATAAGGTAAGTGCATTCAATTCTCCTGTTCTGATCAACGTTGCTAACGATGATCTAACACTGCAAGATGCACCAATCATCATCAGATCTCGTGTACAGAATAATAATCCAGATGGAACACCAAATGATCCTCTTACCGATAGAAGTAACTTTAATCCAAGAGGATCTGGTGATGTATTCCTAGGTAAGAACTACGTTAAAGCTGCTGTATTCCAATTCAACTCTCGCAGAAATGGTCAGAACTACAAGTTCCAGACACATACTGTTGGATCTGAACCATCTAACGTAACTCCTAATCAGACTGGAGTATACGGTCAGGTTACTGGTGGAACAGCAATTCCTGGATATCCTAATGGACCATCTCAGCGTGCATTCTATGGTATCGGTGTAAATGGTGTTCTACCATCTGGTGGTGACGTTCTACTCAAAGGAGAATCTGTACAGCGTTCTGGATCTCTTGGTTGGATCTTTGCAAACTACTATAATGCTATTGCTGATGCGAACATCAATTCGCTCAACTTTGGTGGTGTTTATGTTAAGATTAACTGGGCAAATGTCAATGGTGTTCAGCAAACAAACCAGTTGCTGGGTATCAATGAAACTTCTAGCATTAGAATCAATAACTTCTTCCCATCTCCAATCCTAGAGGGAACATTTACTATTGTTTCTCCAACTGGAGATCCATTCCTCTCAACTAATAGCTACCTACATATTCAAATCTCTGAGACCCTTGCAAGTATTGTTTACAATGATGCTTCTAATACTCAGACAACTGATTCGAACCCAGCATGGGCTGTATTAACCAACTCCGCAGTTCTTTCTAATAATAATGCTAGCGTTGCTCCTAGCATGGAGTTCTCCAACTCTACTTGGAAGGAAGTTGGTGTTCTTGGAGCAGAAGTTCTTAGAACAACCACTGAGCAGATTGGTAACTACAAACTCGGTGTTAATACCGTTGCTCGTTCTAGTCATTCTGCATATCAAACTGCATTTGTTGATGCAGCAACTGATGCTCGTGCTAACCTTGATGTTGTTGGTACAACATTCATCAGCGGTAAGACAATCACTGAGACTGAATATCTAGATAATCCACTGTTTGCTAACAGAACTGAGGTTGCACAAGATAATGCACTCTTGGTTGGTGGAGATAGCGGCACTCCAGATAATGAAGCGGTACTTAGAGTTTCTACTACTAATGGTGGTAGAGTTGGTATCAATGTAACCAACAATCAACTCAATGGCAACTCTAACAGTGGTCTGTTTAACCAAGCACTGGCAGTCGATGGTAATGGATTTATCAGCGGCAATCTTCGCGTTGAGACTGACCTAGCGGTCAATGGTGGTGATCTAACATCTACCCAGACTACATTTAACCTCCTTGAGGCAACAGTAACCACACTGAACTTTGCTAATGATGCAACCACAGTCAATGCATTTAACGATGCAACTGGCACACAGACAATCAACGTTGGTGGTAGCACTGATAACCAGACTCTGAACATCGGTACTGCTGCTGATACAAGCAGACTCAACATTCACACCACATCTGAGGATTCTGAGATCAATATTGGTACTGTTCCTAACACTACCAACACCTTCAGATCTCTAATCACTATTGGTGGTGCAAGATCAAATGCTGCTGAGTCTAGACTAACTGTTAAGAACTTCCAGACAATTCTTGAGTCTTCAATTCTTGAGATCAATAACGGTCTAACTAGCATCGTTGGCAACGAAGATGTACTAGTTGAACTACAATCTAACGCTAGAAACATCGATCTGTTCACCAGAAACGGTGCAGGTGCTGAAGTTAATGCATTCACAAGAGCAGTTGCTCTAAACTTCGGTGCAATTGCTGGTCAAACAACCATTAACAACGCACTTAACGTTAAGGGCGATACTCTCCTGGAGGGTGATGTAACCCAGCAAGGTGGCAATAACAGCGGTGCTGTTACAGTAACAAGAGGTGTTCTTGGAACTGGTGCTATCGATCATAACATTGGTAGCCTTAACAGTCTCAACGTTGATCACTATGCATATATTGAAAGATATTGCGATTCTCTAAGATTTACCACTGCTGCTGTTTCTAACAATACACTGGTTGTTGATGATGTTTTAGGACCTTCGAACTACCTAATCAATGGCAACATTGTCGTCTTCACTGACACAACTGGTCTAACGGGTGTTTCTACTGGCACTTTGTACTATGCATACAATGTAAGTGGTCAGACATTCCAGTTGGTTGGAACTGCTGCAAGCACAACTCCAATTACTATCACTGGAACTCCAACTGATGCTCGCCTTGTTCTAGATTCTGCTAAGGTTGATACTGGCAACCCTGGTACTCCAATGACCAGCACTGCCACGACTCTACCACTCAATAACGTTAACAACCTAACTGTTGGTGATCTCCTCCTAATTGGTAATGAAATCCTTAGAGTTCAGAATCCTCCTAGTGAGGCAAACAGGACTGTTGTTGTTGAGCGTGGTATTGCATGTACAACTCCTGCTTCTCATGCAGACAATGCACCAGTTGCAAAACTAATCTTCACTCAGGATGCAACATTCATCCGCGAAGGTGAGTCTGGACCATCTGATCCTACACTCAATGCTAGTGCAACCACTATTCAACTTGGTGAGTTTGGTGGTCAGTTCAATGCACTAGACTTCCTAAGACTATCTGCTGGAAATACTTGCCCATCTGGTGAATTTGTAAGAATCACTGGTATTATTGATGCATCGCCAGAAAGATTCGTTATCAACAATGGTATTACTGGAAACAACAGATTAGTTGTTGACAGTGTATCTGGTGAATTTACTAGCACTTTGGTTGACAACCAACTTTCTGGTACAGCAGATTTCCAAGTTCAACTAACAAGTGCAGATAACAGATTTGTTATTCAGCGTGATACTGTTGGAACTGAAAGACTAGTCATTAATCGTGACGGTGAAGTCAAGATTATTGGTGATGGCACGGCAAGTGCATCCGCTGCTCTACTTAGTGCAACTGGTGCAGCTGCATTCACTGGAGACCTCTGGGTAACCAATACAAATGCTCAAGATACTGCACTCAATAACGGTAGATTGAGACTCACTCAGTCTAGTGGTGACCTTGATGTTGCTGGTGGTATTGACTTTGACGGTCCATTTAGACTATATGAAGGATCTACTGGTATCAACTTCTCTGGCACTCCTAAGTTCCAGATTTCTAATGATGGTGAAGTCACCATCGATAATGATATCAACATCACCAATGGTGGAATAAATATCAATAACATCACGAATTGGGTAACACCAACTGGTGCAAGGAAGTGGTTGATCATTGATACTCCATCTAACGCTGATTCTTCTGCTCCAACTCTCGTTGCTAACACCAACTACTTTGTAAAACCAGCAGGAACTGGAATTGTTCTAGTTCTCAAGCTGCCTACAACAGCAGCAACTGGTGATATGATTAGATTGATTGACATTGGTGGTAACCTGTCTTATAATTGTCAGTTAATTGTTCGTGCTCCATCTGGAATTAACATTCAAGGTGATGTGACTGGAACTAATCTTGGTGGTCTTGGTGTTGCACATACTGGCGGTGAACTTATCGTTAATACACCTAACGTTGGACTTGGACTTGTTTATGTTGGTTCTACTGACGCTGATGGCACATCAATTGGATCCTCTGACCAGGGTTGGAGAATTGTAGAGGTATAATAAATGGCAGTTAATTACAACTTTCTCAAATCATTAAAGGGGACAGCGATTGGAACGATTGTCCCCTGGACAGGAGATCTTACTGCTATTCCAAAAGGTTGGGTGCAATGCAATGGACAACTATTGCAGGTAACTGACTATCCATATCTCTATGAAGTAATTAGTAACAAGTATGGTGGAGTTTTGAACGTCGAGTTCAGACTCCCAAATGTGCAAGGTAGAGCAATTGTTGACTATCATACTTCACATGCTGGTTCTACTAGTATGCCATCTGAGTTTAGTGCATTAGTTAATGACACAAATGATGTAGCAAACGAAACTAACCTGTCAAGAAACTCTAATATTGACTTGTTTACTTACTTCAATAACAATGTCAATGACATGTTGGGATTCATTGAAGAAGTTTCATTGAATGATCCAGTTTATTTTGATGGATTATCTACTGCTGGTAGAGCGATGGGTGACCACCACTATCCTACTCACGGTCATGGTGGAACATTTAATGTTGTTTCTGGTCCTAATCAGTGGGCAGAGGCTTGCCAGAATAATGGAAATGCCAACTGCGCTTTATTCTGTCCTGATGATTGTGGTTCTCCTCAATACAATAGAATGGAAGCAAACAACCCTGTTGATGAAAGACAAAGAATTGGTGTTTTCAGTGGATCTCCCGTTAGTGGTGAATATATTAGCAGAAGTGGTAACTACTCTAACCCAAAAGGATGGGCAGCAAGAAGAAATCCTGGACAAAACCAATCATCAAATTATAACTATGTTGATTCTGGTAGCATGGATGTTCTGTCTGATATCTCTGGTGACTGGGCATTTGCTGCTGTAGATACACAATCTCCATATGCAAACTTTATTAATTCTGGACAGGATAACATGGATGCACATACACACCCATCGATGTTCTATGAATTGACAAAAGGAAGTATGAATCTTCCCGCAACTTTGGTTGTAAATGATGTTGGGCGTGGAAATGTACAACCAGTTAATAGTGCTAACCAAGATATCGGTACGATACGTGTTAACACACAGACTCCACAATTAAGCGTCTTACATATCATCAGGGCATACTAACATGGCTACTAATTACTCATATGAAAGAGGAAAATACGGAGTCTTTCCTGGAACAATCATTGCATTTTCCAGAACATTAAATGGTGATAATCCCAATGATACGGACTTCAGAACAAAAATTCCTGCTGGATTTTTAAGATGTGATGGATCTATCTTGAATGGTGTTGATTATCCAAATTTAAAACAAATTCTGGGTGTTGGGCAGAACTCTAAGTTTAGGAAAGCAAGTGCTACTTTGGAAGAAGATGTGCCACTTAATAGTTCTGGTGGACAATTCCAACTTCCAGATCTAGGATCAAAGTTTATTGAAGCAAATGGTGCATCTGGTGTATATACTGGAGATTCTATAACATCACCTAATGATGTTGAAACACAAAAGGTTGGAGTTGGAGTTGATATTAATTTAAATCTCGGAACAACTGTTAATGTTGCATATTCTGGTGAGTTTAGCATTCCTCAGCAAACAATTGCTTTTTTGAATAATCAGAATTTTGGAACAACTCTTGGTGTTGTAAGTGATGAAATTAATGTTAATGATTCTAGTTATCTAATGCACGGTCACTATAGTAACCTTGCTGTGTATGCATACGAAAATCCTGGTGAAAACTTTTCGACCAGTATGTCGATTGGTAGTGCTGACCCATCACCATCTCTCTCTAGTATTAACAGTGTCTCTATTGTTGGACAGGTTAGTGAAGTTGCTGGTGATCAAGAAAATGCCACTCACTTACACACAATTGATAGATCGTTCCCAACAAAGAGTATCAATAGTTCTGTAACCGCTTTTACTGCAGATGGTTTCCCAGTTTCGACAGAGGTTACTTTGGTTGAACAAAATACATTCAAGATGGACGATCTAGTCCCTAGATATATCTTAGTAGAATACTTAATCAAGTTCTGACATGCCAGCAAATTACTCTAAAATTCAATCGAGATCTGGTGTCAGCATCGGCACCATCATTAGTGTGCCAAAAGATGAGTCTTGGTCTAACTCTACTAATCCCACGACTGAGGCAAATAATTGGAATCTTTCTGGTAATTTCCCAGGGTGGTTACCATGTGATGGTAGTGCATTAAATAAATCTGATTATCCTGCTTTGTATGAAGTAATTGGTGGAGTCTACGGTGAAACAGGAAGTACATTCAACCTTCCCGATTATAGATCAAGAAAACTGATGGGGACAGGTCCAGTGGATGGAAATACCCCAGGTGGATTATCATTGACTCCAACAGATGGTCCTGGAAATTCCGCTACGACTGCATCTCCAAATGAAGCAGGATCTGAGGGTGGAATCTATGCAATTGAAACTGTCAGACAGTTACCACCTCAATCTGAGATTACGCCAGGAGGTCCAACAAATCCTGGAACAATTGGTGGTGGAGCAACAGATACTTTTAACATTAGTTCTTTTGCATCTAGTGGATTTGATGAGGTTACATCTATTTGTAATAGTACAATTGCTGGCAATATTAGTTGGTCTGCTGGACCTGTAGGTACGTTCTCTACTCCAACTGCTCCTCCACACTATCATGAGGTTAGATATGCAGCGCAAGGCGGTACAAGTGCAAGAGAAGGTAGCCCCTATGCCTTAGCAAAAGATGTTGGATTCATGGGATCAACTCAGGCAGGTTTGTTATCATTTGATAGATTTGGCAGCGCACTTAGAACTCACGCACACTATTTGAACTGGGGATACAGCACAGAGTATGCTTCATATGGAAATGACAATACATATGGTGATTCTGGACTAGTAAACATTCAGGATCCTGGCGGTGCTTACGCAACTAAGTTTGGAACATCTTTTGGCAATGATAATAATAGAGGTACAACAATCAATAAGACTATTGATGTTGTCAATGATGCTGGAGTGTTCTATAATATTGGAAACTTTACTCTATCTGGTGCTGCTGCTCAACCATTTGATGCTGCCCTTGGAGTCAGATTGCAAGCAGCAGAACAAATGCCAATGATGCAACCGTACTTTAGATTAAAGTACATCATCAAGGCATACTAAATATGGTATAATATAAATCAAAGAAGTGATTGGATTATGACATTACGAGCAACGGCACCTGTTGTGCCAATTAAACCTGTTGAATTGATGGATGGCAAGTACGATCAATTTATTGGTGTATATGAAGATCATTTGCCTAAGTTTATTTGTGATCGTCTAATTGATACTCTAGATAAGTACCTTGACACTGATATGTCAAGTGGTGACTATCGTTCTTCTGGACTTTCTGAAGAAGTCAATGTGATGGATGGAACATCACAATTCTCAAATAAATCTCTGGGTAGAAAAGATAAGGCAATTCTCCTTCAGTATGCAGATGTTACATTGCATCAGGAAGTTAACCAGTATCTAAATGCATGTTATCAGCATTATCTGGAGCAGTATGGATTTGTTGGTCCTAAACTGATTAGTTTTGACCAGAAGATTCAACGTACAGAACCAGGCGGTGGATATCATCACTGGCACTGTGAGAATAGCACATGGGAAATGTCAAATAGGACTCTCGTGTGGGCAATTTATTTGAACGATGATTTTGAAGCAGGAGAAACAGAGTTTCTACATCAACACATCCGACTAACACCTAAGCGTGGAACTGTTGTCATTTGGCCAGCAGCATGGCCATGGCAGCATCGTGGAAACCCTCCTATTAATGGTACTAAATATATTTTGACAGGATGGTACATTAATTGCCCAGTATAATATGTCTTCACCAAAAATTCAACTAAACACTCTAGACGGTTCTTTATGGTATAAAAACCGTGTTGAGAAACTAAATGAAGAGGAACTCGCTGCGGTAAAGGAATCCGCTGGCGAGTTCTGGTGGACAGATAATGACCAAATGACTCTTATTACCATCAATCATGATGGATCTTATATTTGCGAAAGACGTAAGAGAGTTTGGAGTTATCGAAATGGAACGTATACCTTTACAAATTACAAATTTGTAGAACCAACAGAGCAGCAAGTATTAGCACTGTCTGACATCTTACTTGCTAAGTTTGAGCAACTAAGAATCGCTAGACTAAAAACGGAAGCAGATAAACTATCTGGTGTTCTAGCTAGCGAATACAACGGTCTGATTAGTAATTTTAAGTCAATGAGAAACCGTATGCTCATTGATACAGATTGGTCACAACTTGCTGATGCACCATTATCTGATGAAGACAAAGGATTGTATCGTGCTTTTAGACAATATCTTCGTGACATGCCCGAAGATCCAGCATGGTTGAGTAATGATGTATTCCAAGTTGATTTTCCAATCACACCAAAAGTTTATCTACAGAATGATCCTAACAGAGAAGTAGAGTATCTGTCTGTTCCCGAACACTTCGAGAACCAAGCAGCACTGAGAGCAAAATATAATCTTGCTAGAGTATACAGACACCTTGGACTTCCTGGTTTGCATATCTCTGACGAAGAGTGGGAGACGGCTGGTTATCAAGTTCTATCGGAAAATCTCAACAAGTATCTACACAAGATCAACAGAGATCTTGAGTTCTCTATCAACTTCAAGATTATTGAAGAAGACAGACCAGATACTTATGGTGAAGTTACAGGACAATCAACACAAGTTACAATTGACGAATTGAACAAAGATTTTAGTTAATTAAAAATTATGGATTTCTGTATTATTGATGTTTTTGATAAAAATTCAAACGAACTAAATTTTCTAAAAACTGCATTTAGTGATGCTACTTTTTCTCCTGGGAAAATGCAAGTATCTGAGGTAGAGAAAAGCACAGATAACTTGTTTTTAGATACAAAAAATAATCTTGAGATGGAGAGAGATACTCTCGATCCATCACACAAATATTATCTCCATTACAGGAAGAATTCTTATTATGCACAGTGCTTTGATATTGTTAAAGAAGCGGTAGAAAAGAATGGTCAATTGAGATCACATACGATGATGAATCGCAACAACGATTTCATCTTCTCGAAGTATCTTGAGGGTGGTTATTATCATCAACATGTCGATAATCAGCGCATGGGTAGAATGCGTACCGATTATAGTTGCACCTTGTTTATCAACGATCCAGAAGAATATGAGGGTGGTGAGCTATGCATTGACATTGGCACCCAGGAAGTTAAGTATAAATTAGAGGCAGGAAAAGCGATCATTTATCCAACTGGTGTAAAACATCGTGTTGATACGGTTACATCTGGAGAGAGACATGTATGTGTCTTCTGGATTGAATCTGCACTTCAAGATGTGAGGATGAGAGAGTTATACCGTGGAATTGACATCATGATCAATAAATACCTCTACGAACCTGATGCTGCTGATCTGATCTCAAAAAAAGGTTTTGAATTGCAGCATCACATTATGCGTCACTTTGCACAGTATTCCTAATGAGAGTAGTAGAAGTCCTAGAATTTACAAGATTCATTGAGCATTATTGTCAGACCAATAATGTTGCTGTTTTGTATTATGAAATTAACTGTAAAGAAGACAGACGCGACGATGTTGTGGCGTTTTATGATGGTAAAATTGATCGTCTCTTGTTGAATCCAATGAAAAGAGATGATGATAATTTTATTGTCTTCCCTACAGACAACGAAGCAATCCAGTATGCTGAAACTAATTTTCCATATCAATCTGATCTGATTTCTTCTGGTACAGATATGGAATTCTTCATTCACTGTCGTGTATGGCATCAGTCTGGTGCATTTAGTTGGGAAAATAAGGACGGTAAAGTAACAACAATTCCAGAAGCACAGCCACCTGCTTGACATGGGGTTGACGCCTGTGCTATGGTAGCAAGGCATTTGTGAAACAGCATGAAAGTCCCCACACAATATGAATTGACGCACCTGCAACTGCAAGCGATGCTCCGTGATCACAATATCCCAGAAAGCGAAGTAAAGTATCTGGGTGAATTTGAATACACTGCTGAATACTCAGCACATCCAGAATACCATGGTTATATGATGCATTGGTATCGCATTGGTAATGAACATGAGGTTCCTGTCTGCGACATCGCATCCGTTGACCGAGTGGACGATGAAGATTCGTAACAGGGGTTGACATCCCACCCAATACCTGCTATATTACTTGAGTAAACGCCTGACGGCGACACACACATTTAAATCATGGTAACCAAAATCAAAATCCCTCTCAAGGGCGTTGACGCCAAACTGAGAGCAGAAATCGAAGCATTGCTTCCCGAACCTCTTGAAGTTCCTGGGTGGAAGTTCATGGGATATGTTTGGCGCAATCTCAAACAAATCAACACCAAAGACGAAGACGGTAATACTGATAATACTGTTCGTATTGGTGGCACTGGTGATAATGCAGTGCTTCAAGTTTCCCTACGTCAAGGTTTAGATTCTACCAAACTGACCCCTTCTATTTTTCCTGACGATAATATCCTCAATGGATTCACTCGTCTCAAAGAACTCATCGAGATTGGATATGAAGAGTGGTGCTTTGCTCAGTATGAAATTGATGAGTCTACTAAAACTGAGTTCCAAGTAAAAAAGCAAGACTATATTGATGACTTCCGTGCTGCCGCTAATGGTGGTGATGGTGCCAGAGTCATTACTAAGGAAGAAGTCATTGAACTTGGACGTAAGCGTTTTGAGCATCGTAAAGATAAGAGCAAGAAAGCAGTTGCTCGTTGGGTTCATAGTCTTGACCTTAACTGGAGTAATGAGCAAGTGAATGGTATTGCTCAAACTGTGTCCAAAGACTTTGCACGTCGCGGTATCATCAACTCTTTCAATCGTAAAGAAGCAGAAGAGAAACTGGAATCTTTTGGTATTGGAGCTGATGTGTTGAACACCAAGGATAGCACCCGTGTTCTTCGTATCTTCCCCAAGATTATGCGTAATCTTGTTAACAATGATACGACATACAAGTATGTCTCTTTCCA